TGGATTGGAGCTTTGACGATGCCATCCGCGGAAGTACTGACTAAACTAGCAAAGCAACGCGGAGTTCACCCATGCACACTACAGCGGTGGTTGAAGGGGAAGTTTTCTCCTCAAAAGGTAGTGTCTAGTAATGTCTCGTTTTTTGACGATTTAACTAGGCAGAATCCCGCATACTGGTTGGGTTTCATTTTTGCCGATGGGTGCATTTATGAACATGGGCGTGGCTTATATTTCAATTTGAGCATGGCAGAAAAAGACCGTCCCCATTTGGAACGGTTCAAAAGAGACATCAAAACTAACGCATCAATTAGCCCCAAGATTGGGCCGTTTCTTTCTTTTCAGATTCAACTTCCAGCATCCCACATCACCGAACGCCTAGAGAACTTGGGATGCGTTGCTCGAAAAAGCAAAGTTCTCACATTCCCTGTTCTCCCATCTGTAGCCATTAGCCACTTCATCCGTGGATATTTTGACGGGGATGGGTCGGCCACCATCAAAAGGTACGTTAACAGGAAACCTCAAAAGCGCATGACGTTCCTGGGGACTAGGGCATTCCTGGATAGCGTCAAGGATTTCATTGGAGACAGGGGAAGCATCAGCAAGGCTCATGGATGTTTTGCGCTTGAATACAGCGGGAACCTACTATGCGAGAAGGTCTCCGATTATTTGTATGGCGGCGCTACAATCTACCTAAAGAGGAAAAAGGACATTTTATATGCCGTTGTATGATTTTGTCTGTGCCGCTCACGGAACATTCGAGTCTTTCGCTTCGATGGCCGAGTGCGAGAGACCGCAAGCCTGCCCCGAGTGCGCCGCGCCGTCGAGCCGCATTTACACGTCGGTGTCGCGCCACCATCTCGCGCAGCCGCTTGTGGTTTGGGCGCGTGGGGACGGGACGTACGCCGTGCCTGCCCAACCGGACGCACGGATGCCCGCCGAATACACCCGCGTCGAACTCCGCAACGCTTTCGAGATTCGCGGCGTCGAGAGGGCAATAAACCGCGAGGAAGCGGAGAAATTCGAGCGCACCCAGATCGGCAAGGAGATGGGCATGGAAGCGGTGCAGGCGACCAACCGCTCCCAGTTGCGCGACCGGATGGCGCACATGCAGCCGCACATGCGCGACTTCGCCAGATTCAGCATCGACAAGAACAATTCGAAACCGAAGCCGAAGTACAGCGGCCATTTCGAGTTCGAGGCGTTGTCGTACAATGCCAGCAACCGCGACCCCGGCAGGGACCGCGAAGGGAACAGGGTGAGGAAATGATGCTCGACAATATGAGCCGCATCACGTTGACCGAGTATTACGGCAGACCGATTAACACTGTCGAAGAGGCAGCATGGGCGGAAGAGTTGGCGGAAGCCGACCGTAAAAATCGGCTTCTTTTATTCATGCAGACCATCAAAGACGCGAAGGTCGAATGCAACGGCGGAACGTCAATCACTGAGGCGCTGATTTACCCGGAGACGCCATGCCCACGATAGACAACTACCAAGCCCCCGACTACCTCAAGGTGCTCTCCGGGGCGGACGGCATGGAGACCGCGACTCTGGGGTCCATGAAAGCCTTGCTGGAAGCGGGGAAGTCCTTCCTGGAGGGGCAGGCGGCCTGGAACGAGATCCCCCGCGCCTACGACATCCTCAGCGGCGATTCCCCCGGCAAACTGGCGGGCTACTCCACGTTGTCGATCAATCGAATCAAGATGAACTTCAGGAATCTGGTGGCGACCGTCGCCAACCTGAAGCCCACGGGGCAGGCCGTCACCAAGAACCGCGAAATGATCGGTTCAGTGGACAGGCTCAACAAGATGAAGAATCACTGGTGGATGTCCACCTTCCAGGACCGCAAGTACCGGAAAGCCTGCCAGTGGACGTGCGCCCTCGGAACTTCCTATCTGGAGCCGTGGTACGACCCGAACTTTTACGCTCCGGGGCGCGGGGAAATTGCCGTCAAGGTGCGCGGACCGGCCAGCGTCTACCCGGTCATGCTGACGGAGGACAACGACCTCCAGAAAGCGTACGCGGTCACGATAGCCGAACCCATTCCCCTACACATCGTCATGGCGAACTACCCGGCGTTCGCCAGCATCATCGTGCCCACCCGCTCTTTCTCAGGCTGGATGGGTAGGCTCTGGGACCGCGTACGGAGACCCACAGCGCAACAGAACGGGGTTCTTGGTGTCCTGGCCACCCCTCAGCGGTCAATCGGCCACGAGATGCCTATTGTGGACGTGTACACCACGTACATCATGGACCCCGCCATCAACAATACCGGGCGGGATATACCGATGGGCGACCCCGGCACATCGTGGGAATACACCGTTCCCTTCGTCGGCAAGCAGATTTCGAGCGGGCTGCGCGACATTCGGGGAAATCCCATCATGCGGACGGCGACCGAGGAAGACTGCAAACTGTTCCCGCTTCGCCGCCGCGTCATCTGGACCGACACCTGCGTGCTGAAGGACGGTTCGTCGCCGTACCTGCATGGGCGCGTGCCGCTCGTCCCGCTGCGCTTCGACGACCAGCCGTGGGACTACCTCGGAATTTCCATCATCCACGACACCTGGAAGATCCAGAAGGCCATCAACCAGATTTGGCGGGCGATTATCGACAGCGTGCTCGTGCGCCTCCAGCCGCCGCTGAAGTACGACCCCAACGTGATCGACCCGGCAGCGATGGCGCGAATCAACACGCGCATCCCCGGTCAGACGATTCAGGGTGCGCTCGGCATGGGAGACCCGGTTGCCCCGCTACTCCCGGTCCAGTTCTGGGACGTGCCGCAGTGGATCATTCAGGTAATCACGATGCTGTACGACGAACTCGACAAACTCTCCGTCGTGAAAGACCTGATGGCGGTTGCCAAGGCAAAGCAGATTCCGAGCTCCGATTCTATCGAAAAGATCCTCGAATCGGCTGGCCCGGTGGTGCAAGACATCTGCCGTGGTGGGGAGGAAGTCACCTGCCAACTGGATCAACTGTTCTACCCGATGGCGTTGCAATTCTGGGGGGCCGACAAGGTTTTCCACGTTCTCGGGGAAGACGGGGCGCTGAAGGAGTCCATCGACTTCGACCCCGGCAACATCATCCCTTCGCACCTACCCGGCGAGGACAAGCGCCAGCCGTCTGCCTTCGCCACGTTCGAGCGCATCCGGTGGGTGGTCGATCAGTTGTCGTATGTGATCGAACCGTTCTCTCAGGCGCAGGTATCGCGCATCGGCCGCAACCTCGTACTGCTGCAAGGCAAGAAAGCAGGCTTGATGATTTCCGACCACACCGTCATGAAGGGGCTCGGGCTGAACGTCGGGGAATTGCCGCCGATGCGCAACGGCGAAGCGCCTGTGACGGAGATGGACAAGTGGACCGTCGAACAGGAACTCAAGCACGCCATCGCGGAAGACATGCAGGCGGGCGCTCCAGAAAAGGGCGGCGGTGGGCGCGGCAGGCCGAACAGCAACTCCGCTCCACCCGCGATTAAATCCAAGGACGGCGGCACGCGCAGCACAATCACCACAAGCCGATGAAGCGCGTCGTGACACTCCCGAATGCCGCTGAACAGGATATCCGTGCGACTGCTGCACGGGAAAAACGGACAGGTAAACTCGTTGTGAACTTCAACCGAGGGCTGGCGGCGGGTGGCGTGCAGTGGATTGAGCCCGCCTCGGAGAGGAATAAGACCTTGACAATTAAGACCGATGGTGCGTAATTTGAATGTGAAGTAGCGCAACGAGGTTTGGCTTCATAAATCAACGGCGCTTCCGGGTTGAACCGGGAGCGCCGTTTTCTTTTGGGGTCAGGCGAAAGGAGAAAAAGCCATGTTGGGATTCGGCCCGGTCGAAAACAAGCGGCGCGGCAAGCGCGTCAAAAAGCACGCCAAGAAGTAAGCCCTCCCGCGAACGATGCGCTGAAAGGCGTGTCCCCTTCGCAGGGTATGGCAACGCGGGGGGCGGGCTTGCGACCGACCCCCACAGTTTAGGAGGACGGTGTGAAAGAACCAGCAGACCTCGGGGTTCACATGCCGAAGAAAAAGGCGATGAAGAAAGTCAGAGCGAAAAAGGCAAAGTTAAAGACGCCCATGCACAAGGGCGGCTGCAAGTAGTCCCATGACCAGCCCGCAACCATTCCCGTCTCCCGAACAACCCCAGGACCAATCTTCCGGCACGGATATGTCCGCCTACGCAGGCATGATGGGAGTTCAGCAGCAAGGCGCTCGCATGACGACGGAGCAACTGCGCAAGCAGCAAATGGAATCTGTGAATCTCCAGATCCGCTCCCTCGGCGAAGCGTTAGACGGAATCGCCAAGCAGTTCCCCGCAGCAGCCCAGGAAGCGCAAGGGCTGAAGGCTGGACTGACACGGATGCTGGTCAGAATCGTAGGAAGTTCGACCTCGGGAAGCCAACCCCCGACCGGAGCAATGGGATGATGGCGGAACCCGAGGAAATCCGGAACCCGTAAGGGAAGGAGCCAAGATGGCATTCGAAATCGTATCGAAAACATTAACGGAACTCGGCGCATCACCAGAACTCGTGCAGCAACTTATCGCCAACGAGAAGGTAGGAACCGGACTCCAACAGAGTATCGAATCGGGGCTGAGACAGTCCGACTACAACCGCATGATGAATTCCGGAAAGGCGGAAATCGCCGCCGCTCGGCAGGAACTTGACGAATTCAAAACCAAACTCGAAAGCGACAGGGTTCGCATGAACGGGCAGTTCATGACGGCTCAACAGGAACGCGAAGCCGCCGAAAGCCGGCTGGCAGCGGTCCAGGCGAAAGCCAAGACGCTCGGGCAGGTGTACGGCATCGACGCCGAAAAGGAGCTCTTCGGCGATGCGGTCGTGACTCCCCCGGTGCGCCAGCAGCAGGAAGCCGTTCCGTCCGACATCGACAAGCGCATCGGCGCTCTCGAAGACCTCTTCCGCACGAACGTGAATTTCGAGGTCGAACTACACGACGTGATGCGGCAGCACATGGAACTGTTTCCCGACAAGCCGCTCGTGATGAAGGAAATTCTGAACGACGCCGTGGCGCAGCGCCGGTCCCCGACCGCCGTGTGGGACGACAAGTTCGGAGCCACCGCGAAGCGCGCGGAAATCACCGCCGACAAGTACCGGGCGGAAGGCCGCGCCGCAGCCGAGATCGACTACAAGCAGAAGTTGAGCGAGCAGAAGGTCAACCCCTTCGGCATCGCCACTCCGCCGAGCCCTGTATTCCAGGCGGCGGCGAACAAGACCGGGGTGAAGGCCCCGTTGGGCAACAGGCAGCAGAACGCCGGGTCCGCGATTCAACGCGCCACCGAGGCACTGTTGTCGCACAAGTACGCGCCGGGTAACGCCGGGGCAAACCACTAAACCCGTCCGGGCGTAGTTTGTCCGGCACAGACAAGAGGCAATCAAAATGGCTTTCGATCCGGCCCTGGACGAACTTTCAGCGACTACGTTGTACGAAATTTATCCGAATGTGGTGCAGGATAACTTCTTCAACGATGTCGCTTTCCTCGCCTACATTCGGGACCACTGCCTGGCGACGTTCGGCGGCGGTTCGACGATGCAGCAGACCTTCCTGTACGCTCCGCTGTTGACCAGCAGCTACGGGATCGGCCAGCAGTTCAACTTGGACAAGGTGCAGACCATCGCGGGCACTCGGTTCGACCCGAAGTACTACGCGGCGATCTACCCCGAGTACATGGAAAACATCGACGTGTTGAACGTCGGGCCAAACGCAGTGTTCTCGCTGTTGAACCTGAACCTGGCGAACATGATGAATTCGATCTGCGCGGACATCGCCATTGCGATTAACCTGCACGGACAGCCGAGCGGAAGCGGCATCGTCGGCAATCGCCCGTACGACATCAACGGAAAGATCGAAGCCATCAACGACGGCATCACGCCGGGGTGGGACGGCAGCATCTTCACCACGTACGGCGGGCAGTTGCGCAACGGGGCTGTGGGTTCCACGCTGAACTCGATTCCGCGCTACTGCGGCGACTCCACCACGGCGGCGGGGCAGACCTCGCCCGGTGGTGCCCTGACCTACTCCATTCTGGAAGAGGGCTACTGGGACGCCTCCATTGGCCGGGAACGCCCGAATCTCGGTGTGACGACCAAGCGCGCGTTCGCCTACATCAAGGAAAAGATTCAGCCCTTGCAGCGCGGCAACCTGACCAACGCGGAAGACGCCATCTGGGGCGTGACCGGCGTGAAGATGAACGACGCCATCATCTTCCCCGACGACTACTACCCGAGCGCGGCGTACGGCGTGAACGACCCGGTGCTTGGCAACTACAAGACCGGAACGTTCATCGTTCCGTCTGGCGTCGATGCCCGGAGCAACTTGCCGGTGGCTACGGCAGTCGTCACAGTGGGCGAGACGTTCGACTGGTACAACACGACCAAATGGCAGTTCCGGTTGTCGGCCAGCCCGCGCTACCAGTTCGGGTTGTGGGGCTTCTACCCGGCGGCGGACAGCACCAAGGTTGTAGCGCGCACGCACGCGGCCTGCAATCTGATCTGTTTAAGTCCTCGTCATCAGAAAAGTTTTTACGGGATCACCGCTTGACATAAGTCACAAGCGAAGAATGGCGAAGTCGCCGCGCAAGCGGTCTTCGAAATAGCAACGTAACCGCCCCCGGCAGCAGGCGATTGTCGGGGGTATCAAAAGGAGCCAGTAATGCCGAATCGTGTGGAACAAGCAATCGTCAGGACCAGTCTTCCTGCCCTGAATGACATCAACGACGCCTACCCGGCGAACAACACCCCGAGCGCCAGCGGCGCGACGAACCAGTACGCGGCCCAGTTGGGAGCCCGCGTGTGGCTGGACGGCAACCCCGGTGGCGTGCGGTACGACAGCACCATCGGCACGCTGTACGGCGGGTGCTTCCAGTACGTGAAGACCACGGCAGCGACCACCGGCACCTACACCAAGGGCCAGCCGGTCGCGTGGACGGACTACGAAAACTACGTCGTGACGTGCGACTTCACGGCACCGCTCGTGGGTCAATGGGCGGGATTCTGCCTGAACACCGTCACCAAGGGCCAGTACTGCTGGATTCAGCGGAGTGGAAAGACGACGGTGAAGTTCAAGAGTCCGACCACGGTAGGAACGCCGGCTGACGGCGACTTGGTGGTTATCGACGTGACGACCGGTCTGGCCGACGTGCTGACGCAGAGCGGTTCCCCGACCTACCTGACGTTGAAGGCGGCAATCGGCGTGGCAATCGGCGCGATTACTCTTCCGCCAACGACGGGACTTGTGCTCGTCCGCGCGGTCAATGAGGTGGTGTAATATGCCGGTCAAAGACTGGTTGCGGAAACTGGCACCTCCCGGCGACGAACCCTACTGCCGCGTGCGGTGGACCGGGCCATCGAGTTACACGCAGGTCACGGCGGGCGCGCCGCCCACGGGTGGCGACCAAATCAAGGCTTCGCAGTTCGGCGTGAGTATGATCGTCCTGGTGCTGGGGGATTCCAGCTACACGGGTCGGTTTCAGATAGTCCCGATTCGCATTTCGGATGCTACGTGGACCCTGAAGTGGATTTCGCTGGTCACGGCCACGGTCGGCGGGCAAAGCCAAGTCGCAGGGACGGAAGCCATCTCGGCTACCGATCTCAGCGGCGAATCCGTGAAACTCCAAATCAACACGATGGCGGGGTGACCCCATGTCGGTATCTGCTTGGGAACGACGGTTTGCTCCGCAGGGAGATGAATTATACGGGCGCATACGATGGGCGGGGCCTCAATCATATGCGCCCGTGATTGCCGGGTCTCCTCCGACCGGAGGAGACCTAATCAACTCTCGATCACTTGGCTCCAACGCGATTGAATTCATTTCCTCAACAGCTTCGTTCTCTGCCAACTTCGATATCGTGGTGATTCGGAAGTCTTCAGCATTCTGGATACTGAAGTGGATTTCCGCAGTCAACACAGTAGTTGGAGGGCAGCAACAACAGGCTGGGGCGGAGGCGGCAACTGGCACTAATCTGTCTGGGGAATACGTGCGCCTGGGAGTGATTGTCGTAT